CACCACAAATGCGCTGATGCCAGGTGTATTAATCCTGAGCATTTGCAGTTGGCTTCAAAAGCCGAAAACACACTGGAAATGATTGCCAGAAAAGACTACGAAGCCAGAATCGCCCTCCTTGAAAGAAAGGTTGCGGCTCTTGAGGCGCAACTAGAAAGAGAGTGGGAAACAGTATGACTTCACCTGGACAGAACGCGCCAAACGGTTACATGAACGACGGCAGTCCATCAGCATCAATTGATGCTACTAGGGATGACATGCTCAACGCATTTGACCAAGCGCAAGAAGGCCTAAAAGACGCCAAACAATACTACGATAGTGTGCGCAGGCCTGATGCAATTGGCATTGCCGTGCCCGTTAGTATGCGTGGTTTGCTGGCTCACGTCGGATATCCCCGCCTTTATGTGGATTCAATCGCGGAGCGGCAAGAGGTTGAGGGTTTCCGCGTGGCGGGAGCTAATGAGGCGGATAAAGAGTTGTGGGATTGGTGGCAGGCAAACAATTTGGACATTGAGGCCACATTGGGTCACACCGATGCGCTGATTTACGGACGGGCATATATTACTGTTTCGATGCCTGACCCTGCGGTCGATTTGGGTGTCGATCCTGAGATTCCGTTGATTCGGGTGGAGCCGCCTACGTCTTTGCACGCCACGATTGATCCGCGTACCCGCCAGGTCACCCAGGCTATCAGGGCGGTGTATTCGGATGATGGTTCGTCGGTCATTTCCGCCACCTTATATCTGCCGGATCAGACAATCCAGTGGGTTAAAGATAAGGGTGCGTGGGTGGTGTTGAATCAGATTTCACACGGCCTGATGATGGTTCCGGTGATCCCGATTCAGAATCGTACCAGGCTGTCGGATGCGTATGGTACGTCTGAGATTACCCCCGAATTGCGGTCTGTGACTGATGCTGCCGCCCGTATTCTGATGGATATGCAAGGCACCGCAGAAATTATGGCTATCCCGCAGAGGCTTCTGTTTGGGGTTAAGCCGGAAGATATCGGTGTCGATCCTGAGACTGGCGAGAAACTGTTCGATGCGTATATTGCTAGGATTCTTGCATTTGAGGACCCTGACGCTAAGGCGCAACAGTTTAGTGCCGCCGAGTTACGTAACTTTGTTGAGGCGTTGGATGCGTTGGATCGTAAGGCCGCAGCGTATACCGGATTGCCGCCACAATATTTGTCTACGTCGTCGCAGAACCCGGCATCTGCTGAGGCTATTCGTTCGGCTGAGTCTCGTTTGGTTAAGAAAACTGAGCGGAAGAATAAGATTTTTGGTGGTGCTTGGGAGCAAGCTATGCGGGTTGCCTATCGCGCCATGAAGGGTGGGGATATTCCGCCTGAATATTATCGTTTGGAAACGGTGTGGCGTGACCCATCGACTCCGACGTATGCCGCTAAGGCTGACGCTGCTACTAAGTTGTATGCTAACGGGATGGGTGTCATTCCGAAGGAACGTGCTAGGATAGATATGGGGTATACAATTGCTGAGCGTGAGGAAATGGCTGCGTGGGACACTCAGGAGAATCCTATGGCCGCACTTATGGGTAACGCCCAGTTGCCTGCTGGACAGGCTGGAACAAAAAATGATAAACCGGCTGACACGGTTAAGCCCACGGTAGGAGAGTAAGTTGACACCGGAACAGTATGCCGCCGCTCAGGCGGTGATTACCGCACAGGCCGTCAAATATGTTGGCGGATTCGGTAAGCTGTTCCTCCCAGTTGGTATGGGTGTCAGGGAATGGCTTGGGTTGCTGGAATTGTTGTGGCCTGCGGTGAAACAGTATCGTGATGAGTCGGCTACGTTGGCTAGAACGTTCTATGATGAGCAGCGTGACTTGTGGCATCCTGATGTTCCTAATCATGCCCGCCTGTTGGAGCCGTATGAGTTTCAGTGGTTTGTGCAGGACATGGAGCCGGTTCGTAAGGTTATGTCGGTGGAGGATGCTTCACCTAAGGTGTTGGAGCAGGTTCAGTTGCAGGTTGCTAGGTCTGTTGAGAACGGTGGCCGTAGGCAGATTATACATGCTGTGCAATCGGATTTCCAGTTGGATGATGTAGCACAACCTGATGAACCTGCGGGAGATGTTGACGGCTCTGGTGATCTGGTTGCGCGGATTGAGGCACAATTAGCCGCCGATGATGAACGTCGGGATGCGCTTAGGGAGCAGCGGGAGAAACGTCAAGAACGTGTTATGTCTATTCGCGGCTGGGCTAGGGTTGCTACCGGCAAGGAAACATGTGAGTGGTGTTTGATGTTGGTGGCTAGAGGCCCGGTTTATGAGTCTGCCCGTAAGGCGGGTTTGCTTGCAGATGATGACGATATTATTACTACCGATGATGCGGTGAACGCCGCTATGAATGAATGGCACGCCGGATGTGACTGTAAGGTTGTTCCGGTGTTCAAGGAAACGAATTGGGTTGGCGAGGATGCCGCTCAACGCGCATTAGACTTCTGGATTACGGCATCGAAACGTGCCAGTAAGGAGCTTGAAGCTGATCCAGATAAGCACTACTACTCCGTTAAGGATCGGCGTTGGAAGAAAACCACAAAGAACCGTGAAACAATTAATCAACTTAGGAAGATGATTGACAACGGTGAAATTAAATCAACTGACTGGAATGCCTTACAGGTAGCCTAGTCGGCCCGTCAAGACCCCTGGATGGGGTCCTTATGCCCAGGAGGCAAAAAATGTCCGAAGATACTACTACTGAAACTGTTACCCCGGCTGCCCTGGCGGCACCTACGCCGGAAACATTCAGCCTTGATTATGTTCAGGGTTTGCGTCAGGAGGCGGCTAAGTACCGCACGGAACGCAATGAGGCGGTCGAGAAAGTTAAGACCGACCTGCAATCACAGTTTGAATCCCAGTTGGCTGCTAAGGACTCCGAGTTCGGGGAAATTCAGTCGGAGTTGTCGGCACGACAGATGGAGCTTGTCAAGTTGAAAGCCATTCTTGCTGCCGGTATCCCCACTGAGGATGTTATGACTGTCGCTGAACTTGTTCAGGGTGATGATGAGACTACTGTTTCGGAGAGTGTTGAACGGGTTAAATCATTGATCGGTAAGGCTCCCGCTAGGGACCGTCCGGTTGACCCATCACAGGGGTCGGGCAATTCGATCCCCTTGAACGGCGATCCGCTTCTTGAATCTCTCAAGAAAATTGTGGGCGTTCGTTAAATTCTATTTAAGGAGTATATATTATGGCACTCGCCAAGGGTGTTAACCCCAAGATTGGGCAGGCCGGTTACCCGGTGCCCACCACCGCCCCGACTAGCACCAATGTGTCTCAGACCACTGATGCTATGTTTTCGGGATTTCTTGAGCCTTCCGTTGCTCAGGACTATTTCGCCCAGGTAGAGAAGGTTTCTATCGTTCAGCAGCTTGCCCAGAAGATTCCTATGGGACCTTCCGGTGTTCGCATCCCCCACTGGACCGGCAATGTGACCGCGAAGTGGACCGCTGAGGGTGGCAAGAAGCCTGTCACTAAGGGTGACTTCAGCAAGCAGGACATTGTTCCTTACAAGATCGCTACCATCTTTGTGGCATCTGCGGAAACTGTTCGTGCGAACCCGCTGAACTACCTGAACGTCATGCGTACCAAGGTGGCTGAGGCTATCGCGCTCGCGTTCGACAATGCGATCCTGAATGATGTTGACAATCCGTTCGGTGCTGCGATTTCGCAGACCACCAAGTCGGTTTCGCTGGCCGATCCGCTGGGTGCCGGTAAGGGTGCCGCTGACGGTTCCAACGCCTACACCGCACTGAACAACGGTCTGTCGCTGCTGCTTACCGCAGGTAAGAAGTGGAACGGCACCCTGTTCGATGATGTTGCGGAGCCGATCCTGAACGGTGCCGTCGATAATGCTCAGCGTCCACTGTTCATTGATGCCACCTATGGTGATATCAACGCCCCGTTCCGTTCGGGCCGTGTGCTGGGCCGTCCGACTTACCTGTCGGATCATGTCGCCGCAGGCACCACTGTTGGTTACATGGGTGACTGGACCCAGCTTGTTTGGGGTCAGATCGGTGGCCTTTCCTACGACGTTACGGATCAGGCGACCCTTGATCTTTCCGTCGCCCAGGATGGTTCCGGCCTTACGTCGCTGTGGCAAAACAACTTGGTAGCTGTCCGTGTTGAGGCTGAGTACGCCGCACTGGTCAATGACAAGGATGCTTTTGTGAAACTCACAAATGTGGTCACGCCCTGACCAGCGGTTTTAGTGGGGAGGGGCAGCTTTTGGCTGCCCCTCTCTGCTCTGGCCCTAAGTGTGTTCGCCCTATTTATTGTAAGAGTATGTGCCAAGGGCACTACGATCAGACTAGGCGTGGAAATGCTCTTGCACCACTCCGCGTAAACCGTAAAGGTATGCCTGAGGGTGATCGGTTTTGGGATCAGGTTGATCTGAGAGATTTTGGTGGTTGCTGGAATTGGATTGGTGCTGAGAGTA